CCAGCTAAGTTACCGATTGATGGCGCTGTTCAACCAGGTGGAATCACTTGGGAGGCTATCGAGGCTGAGATGTTTAAGAAAGATGAGCAAGGAAACTTCTTGCGTTCGTCTAGTCAAGCGCATGAAGCTAAGATCCAGCGCATGATGAAAGAGTTTGGCGGTGATCGTGCATATTCCAGAACAGTGGGATAGTTTGCATTCTTATAGCTAAATGATATTATAGACGAGTCGGATACCCCTTCGAGGCCTGACAGATTTATTTAAGGTTGTAGGCTGACCGAATCTGTCGGGCACTCAGTCGAAAACTTCATTAAAGCACTATCGGAATGGTTCTGATGTGCATTGATTTATTTTGACAATTAAAGGAATGTATCATGTCAATTAATTTATCTGCTGTAGCGGTAATTGAATTTGACAGTATGGTCAAACAAGCCTACCAAGGCATGGGCCTACTGAAGAATGCAGTTACTTTGCGTAATAACGTTGTAGGCGATACCTACAAATTCCGCCGTATGGGCAAAGGTCTTGCTAACCAGAAGGCTTCTTCTGCTGACGTAACTCCAATGAACGTTGCTCACGAGTTCAAAGTTGCCACTTTGGCAAACTGGAATGCTCCTGAGTACACCGACATCTTTGACCAGGCTGAAGTTAACTTCGATGAGAAGCAAGAGCTTGCTAACGCAATCGCTGGCGCTTTGGGTCGCCGTACTGACCAGCTCGTTATCGATGCAATGGACGCATCTACCCCATTGACTACTGCTGTAGCCGCTGGTGGTACTAACCTTACTATGGCTAAAGTGATTGAAGCGCAGGTTGCACTACGTGACCAGGGCGTTCCTAACACTGAGCTGTTTGCTGCTATTGAAGCGCAAGGTTTAGGCGGTCTGTTGAACGACACGAAAGCTACTTCTGTAGACTATCAAGCGATCAAGGCTCTTGTATCTGGCGAAATCGACACATTGTGTGGATTCAAATTCGTCATCATCGAGACTCGCGCCGAAGGTGGTTTGACTGAAGCTGCTAACATCGTTGACTCTTGGTTCTTCCAGCGTCCTGCTGTTGGCTTGGCCATCGGTATCGATATGAAAACCGAAGTTAACTACGTACCTGAGAAGACCTCTTGGTTGTCTAACGGTATGTTGAAAGCTGGTTCAGTAGTTCGTGACGAAGGTGGTTTGGTCAAGGTTCAATACGACAAAACTGCGTAAGCACAAGGGGGCTTCGGCCCCCATTTATTCAAAGGTGAGTTATGGCTAGTAAGATAGACCTGATTAGTAACGCATTAATCTTGATCGGGGATACGCCGATTAACTCATTAACGGGTGGCACTCGCGCACAGCAAGTTGCATCTAATCTGTATGACAACATTGTTCAGAATGAATTGACGAAACACCGGTGGGGCTTTGCTAAGAAGAAGGCGCAGCTATCGTTAACCACCGATGTACCAGTAGATGATGAGTGGAAAAGCATATATCAATTACCCACTGATCTACTGTTCCTGATCAAATTGTATCCAACCACTAATTACGCTGTATATGGTGACAAGGTTTACACAGATGTGTCTGATGCCTTGTACTGCGATTACATTTACAATGTTCCTGAGTCTGAATGGCCCGTGTACTTCGCTAAAATGATTGAGTATGCCTTGGCTAGAGACTTTGCATCATCGGTTAGAGACTCTGATTCTGCTAGACAAACTATGTCGGCTGAGTACTTAAACCAATCACGTATGGCTCGATACACCGATTCACAGCAATATCCAGTGGTTCCGCTACGACATAACCCATTCACTAGCGTGAGGTTCTAATGTTTGATAATGATCGACTTACAAACGTTGGTGGCAGCTCTGGCGCACCTAGAATCTATACTTACAAGACAAATGACAGTCGGTTAACTGTTTTAAGTTCTGGATATTTCAACGAACTGTACACAAAGGTTAGCCCGAAAGATATTTTTATCATTAATAATGACCATGAAGTGTATACGGTTCGTGTTCTTACGGTATCGCAGAACAGTGTGGTGGTTGAGAAGACAGCGCTATCTGCTAAAGAGTACGCATACTATTACTTGGAAACAGAAACGACATTAGCTCTTAACGATGATGGAGTGACTTATACGGCTGTTCCCAATATGGTTGCGCCAGCGACAAATGAATTTACATTGATTGATGGTGTATTAACTTATACTGGTGTTGGTGGCTCTTTTACCTTTGTTGGCACAAGTAGCGTTTCAACAAATAAAACGGCTGACTTAACAATGGCGCTAGAGATAAACGGTACGGTTAGTTCAGTGTCAATGACTGACGCACACCAAGGTGGTAACAAGCGTCAATCAACCGCATCCAATGGTATCTTTCAAATAAATTCAGATGATGAGTTTAGGGTGCTTGTTAAGGGTGATGGCACAAATGATGTAACTGCTGATATATACTCTATGAATCTAACGTTTGTGGAGATCTAATGGCTAAGTCACGCTTCATTCAAAGTACCTTTGTAAGCGGCGCATTATCCCCATTATTAAAGGGGCGCATAGACTTACAGCAGTACTACCAAGGTGTAGAAACAGCCAAGAATGTGGTAATTGTGCCACAAGGTGGCCTGAAGCGTAGAGCTGGTACTGAGTACATTGATCGCGGATTAAATCAAATCGAGCGCAAGTCTGGTCTTACTCCCACTATGCCCGAAGGTGGTACTCCATCGGTTATTGCTGATGGCTCTGATGGAACGACTACGACTACTACAAACGGACTAAACACGGCCACGCCTTATGTTGTTGCTGAATACGACCTAACAACTCCGCAGAAATTAGAGTTTGTTGATATTCGCCGCATTTCTATTACTACGGGTACCGTCAATAACTTCAGGGTTCAGTGGTCTGATGATGCGATTACGTGGGATACAGGCATTGCATTACCCATTGTCGGCACAAATCCGCAAGACTTTAGGGTAACAGTGTCAACCACCGCTAGATACTGGCGGCTTATCGTACCCACTACCGCTAACACAAGCACGGTAACGCTTGCTCAAATGGATCTGATGTTTGAATCAATCTATCCATCTGAAGTTAAGCTATTGGATTTTAGCGTAGAGACAAACAGACACTATCTGTTGATATTGACGGGTGGGAATATCCGTATTATCAAGACGCCCGATACCCATGTGGCTGATGTTCGAGCACCATTAACTGGTTATCTAATCCCAGACATTAGGGATACGCAGACAGAAAATGTCATGCTGTTGTTCCATGAGGATTTGGAAACACAAAGGCTGATCAACCTAGGTACAGATACCGATTGGTACATTGATGAAGTGCCTTGGACTAATATCCCACAATTCGACTATAACGATACCTTAAGTCCTACTCCTGTAGCTGATGTTCAGCGTATGACGTTAAGTTCTTTTGTGGCTGGTGATACCTTTCAGTTAGATATTGAAGGAGTGTTGTCCAAGAACATTACCTATGCCGGTGATGCTACTGCGGATCAGAGAAGCTCAACGATCTTCAACATCCAGAAGAATATCCAAGATATGCCTGTAATGGGCGAGACTGGTGTAAGCGTCTCATACGTCTCTGCTGGCGTGTTCGACATTACGGTAGGCGGTGAGTCGGCTAAAGACTTTGAATTGTTCTCGGGCTTCGCTACAAGCGGTACAGCGAGTAAAACGATTGCCTTTGTTAAAACTGCTACGGGGTCACCAAGAAAAGAAGACGTGTGGAGCGCAACCAGGGGATATCCCAAAATGGGATGCTTCTTTGAGAATCGCTTATTCTTAGGTGGCACTAAGTCTAAGACACAAAGCATTTTTGGTAGTAAGTCAGGTGCATTCTTTGACTTTGATATTGATGATGGCGATGACGATGAAGCTATCTTTGCGACTATCTCATCACGCAAGTTAAATGAGATTGTTGATATCTTCCCAGGCCGTAACTTGCAGATCTTTACGTCTGGTGCAGAGTTTGCCGTATTAGCTAAGCCTATTACGCCATCGACTGTAGACATTACACCGCAGACTTCGCACGGTTCATCGTATATTCAGGTTGAAGAAGTTGACGGTTCGACCATGTTTGTTGACCGGAATGGTAAAACGTTAAGAGACTTTATTTACTCTTTCAACGAAGACGCTTACACCGCTACTGATAAGTCTGTTCTATCTTCTCAGTTGATTAAGCAGCCAGTTGATATGGCTTTGTTGGGTGGTACTCGAAGCGAAGACTCTAACTGGTTGTTCATTGTTAACACTGACGGCTCTGTTGCTGTATTGAATACCCTAAGATCTCAGGACATTAACGGCTTTACTGAGTTTAATTACTCTGGCGCTATCAAGTCGGTGGCTGTTGTTGATGATGAATTATATTTGGTCAGTCGGGTTGCATCTGCATCGCATGACTTCATTGAGCGTATCGACTTTGATTACCTGATGGACTCAGCGGTTAAGGTTAATCCTACCCCGACTCAAACGGTTATCACTGGTTTAGACCACCTAGATGGCAAAGAAGTGCAGATTGTCGGTGATGGCATTGTCCTCAGTCCTAAGACTGTGGCTAGTGGTCAGATCACTTTAGACGCTAACGAGATTGGGTACGATGAGATTGAGCTAGGTCTTAACTTCGTACCAGAAATCGTACCGATGCCGATCAATACGTCCATTGGTTCTGGTCAAAATGCGATGAGATTAAAGCGCATTGTAAGGATCAATATGCGCGTGTATGAGACATTTGGTGTCCAGATAGACGGTAACCCTGTTCCGATTAGAACGTTCGGCTCAGCGCCTACTACGCCCTTAGATTCTGCACCAACGGCATTAAGTGGTATTATTGATGACGTATATGATATTAACGGTTGGAATAGAGATACAATGCCAACCATAAGTGTGCCAGATCCAACGCCATTCCATATTCAGGCGATTGAGTATGAGGTTGAATCATCGTGAATCTAGCTTTACAGAGTAGCATCTTTAAACTGCAAGACTTGATGCTGACTCAAGAGCAGGCCGAGACAGAGACG